GAAAGTCAGACAGTTTTATCTCTTTCATCTTTCGCCTCCCACAAGTAACATCTCTCGCACGCTCTCTTGGTGCTGACAAGTGTTCCGTGCATCATATGCAGATTTCTGCAGTTCGGTGTCACATAGACAGCTATATTTCCGACTCCAATCGCATGTCTGCACGTTTTCCACTTCGGCTTACTCTTCGTCATCGTGTCCACCTCCGGAGACCAGTGTGATCAACAGGATCCACATGACCGCACCCAGCAGAAAACATCCGACTCCTAACCAAACAGCTCCCATTGCTTTTTCTCCTTTCGTGGACCCTTTATAAACTTGTCGCAATTGTCTGCAGGGCTTCTTCGCATGCGACCTGTCAGATCACTGTAGCTGCAGTTGCCCTGTCTCAGCATGTCCGGTGACCGATAAATGCACTCTTTGCATCTCCGTTCCGGCTTCTTCCGCTTCTTCATGTAAAGCCAGTTGTTCAGCCGGCCTTCCGGTATGCCCATCTCTCTGGCAATGTCCGCACCTTTCAGGCCCTGCGCTTTCAGTTTCTTGTATTGCTCTTCGTCAATGCTGTCGTATACGCTCATACGCCGGTGCTTCCGATCCCACCACGATCATCTGCATCCAGTTCGTCCACTTCCACGAATTCAACCTCTGGTTGATTCTTCAGAATTCTGAACTGGCAGATGCGGTCATTCTTGCGGATATAAGATCCGGTCCGTCCGTCATGAATGGAATTCCCTTTGACGCAATAAGCCAGGTATCTCCACACGTCATTCGTTCCACAATATCTGTGATCAATGACACCAATGGAATTCACCAGAATGATTCCGTAGTTGTTGAACGTGCTGGATCTTGGTGCAATGATCGCCTCATACCCTTCCGGAAGTTCCATGCTCACGCCCAGAGAAAAGATCCGGCATTCACCCTTTGGGATGAAAACATCCTCTCCGGCCCTGAGATCGATCCAGTCTCCGTGCTTTTCCAGTTTGTCAATGTCTGTGTGGTATTTGATTTTGATGGTCAATGTTTTGCCTCCTTCCTTTTCTGCATGATTCCGTTGTAAACATTCTCAACAATGCTATGCTCCAGCTCCCGGCCTTCCATTCGTGCGTAACGATGTTCCAGATCATCGATGCAGGTAAGGACCAGGCCGTTCAAGTAATCATTGCTGTACTTTTCCATCAGTTCATTGGCGGCATTGATCATGTCCGTCCAGTAGTCCTGTGATATCTCCGGTGTGTAAAATTTTTTCCGGAAGATAAAGTATTCACTGAAGAACTTATATTCTTCTGGTATGTCTTTATTTGTTACTGCTGCCATTGTTATTCCTCCGGATCTCCGAACGGAAGCTCTTCGTCTTCCGGCACTGTTTCGAATGCCTCGCCTTTCTCCCATCCGTATGTCCAATCGAAAAGTCCCTGATTCGGGCTGATGCGCTTTGATACTTCTTCGTACCATAACGGCATCCCTTCTCTGTCCAGCTTACCATTCAAACGGTTTTTCCAGATATGCAGCACTCTGTCTCCGTGCTGTTCCTTCTTTGGCTCTGCGTAGTCCAGAACCACATCAGCCAGGTTCGTGATGTTTGATGATCCCATGACTGTGTCACAGTTGTCTCCGCCTTCATTGGTTTTCTTTGGATGAACAATCAGGAAGATCAGAATCTCGAATTTCTTCGCCATGATCGCAAGCTGTTTGACGAATTGAGTCTGCTGCCGGTACAGGTCCGCGCTCATGTCGTCCTCGATCGCTGTCATCAGGTTGTCGATGAAAAGGACATCGCAGCCATATTGTGTGACCGCGTTTTCCAGAGTCTTCAGCAGTGACTCTTCTTCTGTTCCGCTTTCTGTATCGTCGCGGAATATCGAATTGTCGTAGAAGTAGGCCCTGTTCGCATACCATGATTCCAGCAAGTGCGTGTATTCGCCGTTGATGGAATAGGAGTCAGCCTTTCCGCCGTGAAGAACATTGATGAACCTTTTTCCTGCGGCCTGCCGTTCAAACCATTCTTTAAACATCCAGTCATTCAGCTCTCCGGAGTAAAACATAACCGTATGCCCTTCCGATATTGCCTGGATGCCGAACTGAGAACCGACTGTCGATTTTCCCTGTCCACGCTTTCCGGTAAGGATGGCAAGCTGTCCAAGAAAGAATCCACCGCCCAGTTTTCTGTCAAGCTCCGAAAACCCTGATGATATACTGACCATTTGATCTATCCTTTTTCTCTTCACGTCCACCAGCCTGATGATCTTCGGGTTTTCCACAATGACCGCATTTTGTACTGCATTGATGATGGCCTGCTTTCCATGCTTCCGAAGGAGATCGTTTGCGTCCTTGCAATCCAGATAGTCTTCCGGGCGAACGTGCTTCACCGTTCCGTGAAACCTGGTCTTCATTTCATCCAGAAGCGTTATATGGTCTTTTTCATGATCCCCGAACACGATCAGTGTTTTGAACTTTGCCAGGAAGTCCCAGCAGTACGGGATCCAGGTAAAACCTTTTGATCCGTTTGGTACAGAAACTGCGTTTTCTATTCCGGCTTCCAGTACAGACAGGCTGTCAATTTGTCCTTCCGTCAATATCAGCGGCTTTTCCGTATTCTTGCAAAGGTTCATGCCGAACAGGATTGGTTTGCAGTTGCTCTCGCAGTATTCCTTTCCGTAGTTCTCGATCCGCTTCGGATCCGTGTTCCGATACTTTACAAACTGCAGTTCATCCTTTTCATCATGGAACGGAAACACGATGACGCTTTCATCATTCTTCTTTGTTGTGATATTCAGGGCTTTTGTGATCCCGGCGGATATCCCTCTGCTTTCCAGATATGTGACAGCCGCTGTCCTTGTGATCGGCTTGCTATACTTCCGCATATCCCTGAACTTCTTCTTGTGTTGATAGTATTCATCAACATCATTCCCCAGAGAAAAACCGAAGTCTTTTGCCAGCGTGATCATGTTCCCCTTTGCGCCGCATCCGTCACGTAAGCACTTAAACTGTCCGGTCTTCAGGTTGATGGCAAAAGTGTTCTTGTCCTGCCCTCTGGCTTTTCTCCTTCCATGACAGTAAGGGCATTCCGAAAACTGAAGTTCATCACCGCGCTCATTTGTCCTGGCTCCGATGTGTCGCGCAAAGTCTTCCGCGTCTTGTCTTTTGAAATTGTAAATTCCCATCAGCTCCACCCGTTGCCATCATAGTCATAGTCTTCCGGCTCCCATCCTTCCTCTGTGTCTGCAGGGGGATTTAGGGGGTTTTCTTCTTTAGTGTCTTCTTCATTCTTCTTAGTGTATTGTTTGTTTCCGTCAGTGTTCCGTGACTGTTCCGCGAGTGTTCCGTGACTGTTCCGTTTGGTATTTCGTAAATCCTGATAATCCCCGTAATTTACTATGCTCAGGGTGGTTCGTTTGGTGTTCCGCTCTTGCCGGAGCATCAATTCCTGCTCAAGAAGGTCAAGAAAACGGCTGACTTTGCCTATACTCCACCCCCATCTGTCGGCTAATTTCCGGAGACTGGTGATCGTCATGCCACGTTTTACAGGGACAATAGTGTTATCAATCTTAATCTTTTTGTCTTCGTGATTTACCATCATCAAAAGATCAATCCATGCCCTGCCTTTGTCATAAGGCTTTTCGTCCCATATCCAGTGATCACGGATGTCTCTATACAATTTGATATATCCCTTATCCGTACTCACCTCGCTCCAACCTCTCCTTCATGTCTCTGTACAATATTTCTTTGATCAGCATTCCAGATGTTCCGCTCTTACAGAAAACCGGAGTCAGATCGTACCTGACCATCCATGCAGTCAATGATGCCTTGAACGCTGCCGGATGGTACTTGCTTCTGTACCGGTGATTCTCAATTCCTTCCCAGTTCGCGTTTTCGACAAGAAGATAAACCTTTGCATTATTGGAAGCAGCTCTTTCAAATTCCCTCCTGAAGCGGTCTCGTCCACGAGTGAAACACATCGCAAGCTCATCCAGGTTCATTTTTCTTTCGATAACGCACCGGGCCTTCACTGTATCGGAACCATCATGCAAAGGTGTGCCGTCTGGAAGAATGATGTTTCCGCAGTAGTCACCGTATAGTAAGGTGTGCCGTTCTGACTCCACTCCAAAGGTCTTAAGTCTTTCAACTGCCTTTGGAGTCATCTGTTCTCTTGTATCAACTATGATCGTGAATGACTGGAGTGCTGTCTCGACTTCCAGCGGATCCATTATCAGAACGGCACTTCTTCGTCAATGCCGTCAGGGATATTCATAAAGCCGTCAGCATCCGCACTGGGCACATTGTTCGGATTTGTGTTCAGAAGTTTATCCTTCGGAAGCTTCCCGGCCTTACCCTGTCTTACATCTTCCGCAACACATGTAAACTTGAGCCTTGTATGGTCGTATACATTCCCGTTGTATTCCGTCTGTTCAATGTGGAACTTCCCGCCGAGGATCTTACCCTTCAGCTTGCTGATGTCACCGTCAAACACAAAACCATTGTTGGAGTCTTCCAGATCGGCAAAGAACGTGTTCCAGCTGGTAAAAATGTATTCCTCCATCCCATTCTCAGGAATGGTCAGGTAATAGATCGCATCGTTGGGCCATTTTGCATCATCGTTGCTTGCCTTCATCTGCTGGAAACGGTTGTTCCAGAAATCCTTGTATTCACCTTCTGCAATATCAAAAGCAAAGGTCAGGTGTTCACCGTTTCTGTTCTTGTTCTTCTCCTGCCGGACGCCGATGATCTTTACAACGTATGCGTCTTTTGGTAACTGTTCGAAGCTCTGTCTTCTTTTGGATTTGTCGTAGGTTGGTAATGACATTTATTTATTCTCCTTTTCTATTTGATATTTATAAAACTCAATAAGATGATCGTTAATCAAATTGGAAAACTCATGGATGGCTGCTGCTACAACCAGAACTGGATATGCTTCATCATCTATTGCTTCTCTAACTTCTTGGTAGGCCTGGTAGAAAGAGCTTGTGCCGATCCTGGGAGCGTTTCGAAATAACTCATTTATTTCTTCGGTAATGCCCATACTTACATATCACCTGCCTTTATATTTGGTTTTTCTCCATGCTCAATATTCCTCCAATGCTTTAATCACAATCATGATGTCATTCTCGCATTCATCCACATCAAAAGCCCCTAGCGGAACCTTGCATGTGCTTCCGTCTGCGGACAGGATAAACTTATATTTCCCATCCTGCCTGACTGCCCACACAACTGTGGTCATCTTGCTTTCAAGCACAAGCTTCTCCAGTTTCCTTCCGTTGGTCTTGATACGGGTCCGGATGATACCGTTATCATCGGAAATGGTTTCCGAATGACAAAGAATGATCACTGTGATTCCTTCTCTAAGTGTCAAAGCCTTGTTGATTATCGCCCATCCGTTCTGAGCGAGATCAGACCAGGCGGATCTTTTATCGCCTGACTGCATAGCAAGGATTCGCATCTCTTCCGCAACCATCAATCCGTTCAATGTATCAATTACGACATACTTTATGTGCTTGAACTGATCCTCTTTGTTGATCCGTTCCAGAAAGCTGCTTACCGTAGAAAAACTATCAGAACAGATGTAATTTTTCTTTTCCGTGTTGTATTGCTTTCGCCAGCCGCGCCAGTTCATGCCCTTTTTATCGCAGTCAAAATAAAAAGTTTCGTCCGCCGGAAGATTTCGCATTGCTGTTGTTTTGCCGGCTCCAGATTCTCCCATTACACCGATTACGTCAGCCAAATTTCGCCCTCCTTTCTATTGTTTCTTCCAGAATCCTGATGCACTGCAAATAATTCAGCACCGACCGGCTCTCATTCTGTTCATAGATTGGATTGTCCGGTACGGCCTCAAGGATCGCGTCAACCCTGTCATGCAGTGCCTGCAGGCGCTCTTTGTTTGTCATACATACCTCCGATACACATCCTTCATGCAGTCCTCGCACAGCTCCTGATCATCCACTTCGTAGTATGGATCCCCTTCGTACAAAGCAGATCCACACAGCGCACAATGCAGGCAGGCACGTTCCTCCAACTCATCCTCATACCGAAGCTGATCCCGGACCGGGTCATCCGTCCTATACATTCCGGAACACCTCCTTCTCAGCGAACGCTTTCGCATCTGCCAGTGAATACTTCTCGATGACTTCCTCTCCGTTATTCAGAACGAAATAACTTGTGCGGTCCCATGTTCCCGACCTTACGCCAGCGTGTGGAATATGCCTCTTCCGGCTCTCGACTGTGTACGGAGTCCCGGAAAGCTCGTATGTGATCGTGGTTCCTTCAGATGACACGGTCTTGCTTGTTTTAGTCCACATCATTCATGCCACCCGCTTTCATCTTCCGGAGCGTCCGGTGTGGAGAATGGCATCCCGATCAGGATGTGATTCAACATTTTCTTTATTGCTGATTCTTTGGGATATTCCGTAGACATATAGACATTGAGCAGTTCCATGCCTGCTTCGATGCGAACAAAACGGACAAATTCGTCCTTACTGATTTGAATTGACATAGATTTCTCCTTTCGTGTATAATTGGAGATGAAAAGACATTCCAATCCTTTTCATCTTTTGCCCTGATTCAAGTTGCCGCTTGGGTTAGGGCATTTTCGTTGTCTTCAACCACTGTGTATAAGTTGCGTTTCTGTTCCGGTTCTTCAGCTCCAGAACCTTATGACTTTCGATGTGGATTTCTTTTCCAATCTCTCCGATCTGATAACCAATCCATGCGATTAATACTGATGCAACCACTCCGATCAGTGCGATGTACCAGAGTGCGGAATCAATACAAGCTCCGGAAGCCATAAATCCGATCAGGCCAATTGCAAACAGCGTGTGACCTGTCTTTACTTTGTCCAGATTGTTAACCCAGTGCTTCATGTAGTACCTCCAGAACCAAACTCTTTATTTCGTTCTTATCAATCTTTGCTTCTTTTTCCACCACGATCTTCTTCGGTTCATATGGCGGAACGTGCTTCTTCAGGTTCCTGTCATTCAGCCATGTCCAATAATGACAAACATCCTCAAATGCACTTACGTTTATCAATGCCGGTCTCCGGTCATCGAACCGGATCCACACGCCCTTATATCTGCCTTGTGCTTCGCTGTCCATGAATTTGATTCTGGAAAGAACTGTGGTCCGGCTCATGTGGTACTGTTTGCTGATAGCTGAGATGGTCTGCCATTCCATGTGATCACCTCTGTTCATGCTGTGAGTTTTCGTAATGCTTCTTCCAAGATGGATGCGACATTAATAAGACCGGAATACTTCTTGGTAAACATTTCAAGTTCGATTTCCGCATTACGAAGAACACGCTGCTTTGTTTCTTTGTTTGACAACGCTGTTACTGTGGAGATGTATGATGCCTTTTCATTTCGATTGTTGATATTCACAAAAGCCCTGACTTCTCCGTCTTCTGAATCTGACGATTCAACTGATACCGCAACGAGGTTTCCAACGATATTTTTGCTTTGCTGGATTCTCCATTTTTCAGCTGCAGCCGTATCATCCCATTCAAACAAACAATGCAAAACTGCGTCTTCTGGTATTGAGTCATCGAGAAGTATTTGTGGTGTGACTTCTCCGTGTTCCTTTTCCAGTTCTTCAATATGTTCACCGGCAACCTGCGCCGACACTTTTGAATAAACCGGAGTCTTCCATTTGTAAACCATGTGTTTCTCCTTTCTATTGATATTTTGGTATGAGTGCCATACCTGCCAGACCCTAACTCGCCGCAACTTGCCATAACAAAACAAACCTTAACCCTAACTGTAACTTACCTCGCCTGCCGAACCGCATCGCATCAAAACTAACCGAGCCAAGCCCGAACATGCCGTGCCTTACACCGCCTTGCCTGCCACACCGCACATAACCCCACAGTGCAATAACACAACTTACCGTAACGGACCTTGCCTGCTGCACCAAAACAAACCCCACCGAACCTGACCTTGACGCACCAAGCCTCAGCATGCCGAACCTTGCCTTGCCTGCCGGACCTCGACTTAACACACCGTAACAAAACTAAACGTACACTAGCGTACCGTACCGGACCGCACCTGCCTGACCATAACTCGCCACAGCTCAACACAACTCGCCCGACGTTACCTTGCCTAGCCTTGCCTGCCAAACCTGTCCATACCTAACCTCAACTCACCAAAATACAACTTACCCGGCCTTTCCATGCCTGACATTCCAAACCTCGCCTAACCGCATCATGCCCGGCCTTGCCAAACCTTGACTTACCGCAATATGCCATACCTTGCCTGCCAAACCTGACCGTACCTTAACCCGCCACGACCCACACCGCCTTACCGTGTCTAAACATACCAAGCCGTGCCATTCCACGCCTGCCACGACATAACAAGCCCCAACACAGCCTGCAAAGCCGGACCACGCCTGCCTTATTTATCCAACATGGAAAGTCCCAAACGAACCATCTCTGGAAGGTCTCCACTCTCCGACACCGTTTGCAAATCCGCCATAGTTCAGCAGGTTCATGATCTGCTCCGGAGTGATTGCAGATTTGTTGTATTTGATCGTCAGCGTGGTCTTCCACTGTTTGAACTCCGGACGGTATCTGATGTCTGCCACCTTGCTCATCCCGCCGATCTGTACCATGTCCTCACGCATCTCCGGGATTCCTTCGATCACAGCAAACTCACCGAGGATATGGAAGGCCCCTCTTGCTGTTGTCTTCTTTGCGATAACTCCCTGTTGGTAACCGGCATCAATGGCAGATGCCTTGAATGCACACGTCGGAAAACCAAAACGGCCCTTCCGGATCACAGCGTCGACTTCTTCGTAAGGTGTATCGTTGGTGATCGTTTCCAGTTCTTCCGGGATCTCCTGTGGCGTATCGAGAAGGTTTCCTGCTTCATCTAACCAATACAGAGAGTCAACAAAATCCTTGACCGGAACCTTTGCCTCCTTGCCCTTCGATGCTTTCTTCATCTGTTTCCCGAGCATTTCTTCTTTGGCTTTGTGGCTCCACTTGTGGACAATAAGCGGAGAGTCGCCAATGATCTGTACAGTAAACACACCTAAATCAATCTTCGGAAGCTCTACTTTCATAACTACATCTTCGTTTTTCTTAGTTGCCATAATTTTTCTCCTTTTCATAATTGATATAATTTGATTAATCTGCTATGATAGGAGACAGATCGGGAACGTAAAACCGAGTCTATCTCCAACCCTGACAGCAGTCGACAGCTCTGTCGGGGTTTTCTTTTTCCCATCTCATGAGCTTACTTGCGTTTCCGCAAGTTCTTGGGCAAAAAAAATATCCATTGGAGTATCAATCTTCAGGACCTGAACCAGCTTATTGATCTGTTCTCTGGTAAAATTTCCATCAAGATTGATTTTCCGGTACATCGTGGACTCATCAACGCCCAATTCTTCTGCGAGATCCTTCATGGTCACCCCTGCAAGGATCATCTGTGCTTTGAATCGTTTCTTGTCGAACACTGTTTTCACCTCCCGCTGTTTTGTTTTCTTGCGTTTCCGCAAGTATAGAATAACATAACGAAATTATTATGTCAATGCGTTTTTGCAAGTTTTTTCTTTTTGCATAAAATAACAGTTGCATTGTTGCAAGTCTTTCCTTATAATATGTTGTACAGGGAGGTGGCAAGAATGGAGGTAAAAGACATCATTAAAAACAGACGCATTGAAATGGGTTACACAATGAAAGAACTTGCTGAAAAAGTCGGTGTATCAGAAGGAACTGTTTCACGTTGGGAATCCGGAGAAATTGCAAACATGAGAAGGGACAAGATCCTGTTGCTGGCGAACGCATTAGGTCTTTCTCCTGCGGTAATCATGGGATGGGAAGAACCGCCAAAGCATGAGTATTACATGGATCCAGAAGCCGCCTTATTCATGCAAGAGATTTTTGACAATCCGGAGCTTCATGCTCTATTCAAAGCAGCTAAAGGTTCAAAACCGAAAAACGTGGAACTGGTTACAGAAATGTTGACACGGATGAAAGAAACTAATCCAGATGGATAAAGTACAAGAAAATGCAAGAAGGAGGTGATACCATCCTCTTTGTAAGGGAGGTATGAATATGAGTGAAGTTTTCGTTTATCTGGTAGATCTGCCGGACGGATTTCAAGAAGTAGTCATGCCCTGTGCTGATGACAACTACACAGTCTATATTGATGCACGACTCGACAACATCCAGCGACAGGAAGCCTACCAACATGCAATACGGCACATCCAGAACGATGATTTTTCCAAGACGGATGTGCAGTCTATTGAATACGAAGCACACAGAAAGGATGAATTGGAATGAAAAGAGCATGGATAGTTTTATTTGTGTTATCGTTGTTTCTTTTATCTGCA